GATGTCCACTGATCTTTCAACCAAGATTCTTTGTCTTTTGTCCTTATTTCCTCTGCATATTGTTTAATTACTTTTTCTAAGTATGGATTTTTTACAAGGTACGAACCTACTCTTGTTCTATGTGTATAAGCATTTGATTTCCAAGGTTCAATAGAAGGAGATGTTCCCGCGATAATTGAAGAGTTTGCGTTTGGCGCAAGCGCCAAAAGATGAGAGTTTCTTACACCCCATCCTAATCCATCTGGACACTCGCCTTTTATCCTGGCTAACTCTATTGTCTTCTGTTTTGCTCTTTCTTTTATACTTGTAAATATATTTATGTTTGCAGCTTTTGCAATACCAGATTCAAACGGGATGTTTTTCTGTTGGAGGTATGCGTGAAATCCCATTGCACCTAATCCTAATGATCTTTCTCTTTCAGCAGAGTATTTTGCTTTGTTTAAATGATCTGGCGCATTGTCAATAAAGAATTGCAATACATTATCTAAATACTCTATCAGGTCTTCAACAATAGATGTATTTTCCCAGTCATCGTATTTTTCAATATTTAATGAACTTAAACAACAAACTGCACTTCTTTTAGAAGAAGTTGAAAGAAAAATTTCGTTACATAAATTTGAACCATGAATCTTTAATCCTAGATCTTTTTGAAATTCTGGTAAATGTTTGTTGGCCTCATCAATAAAACAAATATAAGGTTCACCTGTTCTAAATCTAACTTTAATGATTCTTTGCCATAGTTCTCTTGCGTCAACAGTATCTCTAATAGTTTTGTCGTGAGGATCAATTAAATTCCATTCCTTTCCTTCTACAACACATTTCATAAAATCTTCTTTAATGTTAACTGCATTATTTAAGTTAAAGCATTTTCTATTAGCATCGCCGCCCGTTGGTAATCGTATACTTAAGAATTCAATTATATCAGGATGTGAAACATCCATATAAGCTGCGTAGCTTCCTTTACGAGTCTTTCCTTGTCTATAAGCTGTCATATCACTGTCTGCAGTTTTCAAGAAAGGTATCGGACCGGGAGAAATAGAGCTGTTAGACCTAATATTACTCCAATGACCGCCAACTCCGCCACCTTTTACAGACATCCACCTTAACTCATTTGAATGACTAACAAGACCTTCAAGAGAATCATCTACATAACTCAAGAAACACGAGATAGGTAAACCTAACTCAGATCCGCCAGGCATTGGGGCATTTGACAAGATAGGCGATGAAAACATAAACCAACCTTTGGCTACGTATTCATAAATTCTTTGCGCAAGTGATAAGTCGTATTCTGATTTTGACTTATTATAAGAAAATGCAACCGCCGCCCTTGCAAAACTTTCTTGCGGTGACTCTTCGTGATCTTGCATATAATAATCTTCAAGCAATTTCTTCGAAAAGTCTGTTAAGTTGTCATCATAACCTGTATCAATAGTAATGCCACAGCATTCTTTTTTCATATTTTAACCCTTATTCTAATCTGAACTTCCTACTTTCCCGCTCTTTCTTTGTGAAAGTTGGGATAGATTTAAGTATTCATCTTCATCTATTTCAGAATATTGGTTATCACATTTAACTACAATAATTTGAACAGGAAGTTTCTGACCTTTTTTTATAATATACTCTTCATTACTAATGTTTACAAGATTAACAAATATTTCTCCTGTATAACCTTCATCAACTACTCCAGCTCTATACTTTAACGGTGTCTTTGTAATAGATCCTCTCTCTTTTATTAGAGAAACGTACCCTTTTGGTGTAAAAACATGAAGACCTGTGCTTATCATTACACCTTTAGAATCAGAAGATGAAGGCATCACAGAAATATTTTCTCCTGAGTTGTAAAGGTCTAATCCCGCACTTTCGCCGCCATAAGCAGGAACATAATCTTCAACATCATTGTCATCTAACACTTCATCTAATTTTTCATTACAGTAAATCTTAATCATCTTTTTTATTAACTTCTTTCCACTTTTCTCTAAGCTTTTCTTTCATTGAATTGTTATCTTGCGTCACTACTTCATTGAGCGACATTTCAGTATCATCTAATATTTCAAACTTTGATTTTGCTGTGTCTATGTTTATAGGGAATAATAGCCCATCACGACCAGCTCGATTCTTTGCTACAAAAATTCTCCCGCTTCCTGTTGACTTTTCCATAGGCTTTCTACTTATTGACAACACTACGTCAGCAACTTGCGCTTTAGCATATGATTCACCTAAATTCTCAAGACCTACAACGTCAGCTTTCGAAGAATCCTTGTTAGCCTGTGATGCTGTCCAAATTGGTATTTGTAGTTCAACAGCAAGATTCCTTAATTCTGTATATATTAACTTTAACTCGTGTCTTAAAGAATCATACGCCTTAGAAGATTTCATTACATCAGCATAATCAACTGTTACAAGACTTGGTTTGAAACCTTTTAACGTTAGCTTTTCAATATGATTTCTTAAAGTCATAACAGAGGCTGACCCTGTCGGGTATTCTTTAATAATAAGCTTTCCAAGCTCCATTTTGCTATATTTGTCGACAACCTCTGATTTTCTATCTATAATTTCATTGCTAGGTATATCACATAGATTTGAGTCGTATCGCTTACCTGTGTCATGTTCTGATAATTCGAATGTATAATGTATTACATTTTTACCTGCTCTCATAGCAGAACATCCCATTGCAACTAAGAAGTGAGATTTACCTACACCTGTATTTGCTGCTATAACACCCAACTCACCTCGGCCCAAACCTCCTCTAAGAATATCTTGTGAATCAATCTTGTCTAGTCCTGTTGGACAAACCTGCCTGTTTATCTGGACAAATCTAGCCTCGATATCATCGAAGAAATTGTGACCTGCAGTATTTGGCATACCAACTGAAATAGCTTCTTTCATTATGTTAAGAACAGATTCATACTTTTCAGTCTGTATTAACTCTACACTTTGTTCTAATGCGTCCTTGAAAGCTTGTCTTTTACAAAACTCTAATGATTTATCTTTAACATACTGCAAATCGCCTATGTCAGGATTCGTCTTCATACGATGTAGATATTCAATTATCTGATCTCTAAGAACATGATCCTTAGACTTCGACAAATCTTCTTTGATAATAGTAATAAGAATTGTAAGTGTTGGAAAAGTCTTATATTTTTCGTAATATGCAAAATACTTTGTGCACAAAAACGAAAGATACTTAAGATCAAAGTAGTCAGGTCTCATTACTTCAATCATTTGTGCTGACCACTGAATATCTGTCAGCATACTTTGAAAAACTTTTTCTTGAAAAGCTTTACCAAATTTAGAAAAGTTTCTGTTTTGACTCATTAAATATTGTTCCTTAATGATGATTTAATTGATATGAAAAATGAATGAATATCAAAGGTATTGAGGCCTTCTCTGTTCATAACTCTGTAAAGATCCATTTTGTTTATTTTATCTTCTTTGTTGTCTAGCTGGTAATTTATTTTTTTAATCTGGTCAGCGCTCAACATCATTGAATCCAAATACATTAATTTCCAGTTTTTTCTTATATTGGATTCACTTAATATTATATTATCAAAGAGCTTTATTTTACAACCAGAATTTACTTTATTTTGCGACTCATTAATAATATCATCAATTGTCACGTCTTCATACAGAGACAAAACAGGAAATCTCTTCGCCATACTTTTAAATCCAGCTCCTTTAGCACCTTTTAATCCATCACTTGGATCTCCAATAAAACATCTAGCTAAACAAAAATTCTGCGCAGATATGTTCCATTTTTCTATTACATATTTTTCATCAATCAATTGTTTCTTGTTAGGTGACCAAATTTTCGTGTTTTCATCTAAAAGCTGATAATAATCCTTGTCAGACGTTACTATTATTTTGTTTATATTTTGTTTCTTTGTTTTTACAAGATATGAAATTACATCGTCAGCTTCACAATCATTTACATAAATTTGCGTTACTGGCGTCTTATATAAAATCTCTACCAATGTTTTTAATTGATAGTTCCTGTTTTCTTCTGTGTCAGGTATATCTTTATAGTAATGACTTCTATTTAACCGCACAGGACGTCTACCATTTTTATAGTTCTTGTCAATAGCTCTTCTTCTTAACGAACCTCCCCCTTCCCAAGCTACAACTATTTTCTCAGGCTTAAACTTCCTTGCTAAATGATCTATGTTCCCTAAAAAACCAATTATCCCACCACAAAGCTGACCATTTAAACTCTTAGAAGGATTAGCAGCAAAATGCCGCATAAAAACATTCAACCCGTCTATGTAGATAATTGGCTTTTCATTCATCTACTTCAACATCTCAAATGCATCTTTATGTGTATCCATTACTTGTCTTGCAACTTCTTGCACTTCTGAATAACTCTCAGGATTAATAGCAGGATCTTCTGACTGATTCTTTCTAATCATTGCTTTCTCTAAGAGCATTTCAACATATTGACTGTATTCTGGATGATTGATAATTTCACGAAAGTCTGCTTTGTAAAACTTCTTTTCAATAATTTGTTCTCCATCATTATTGTAAACTTCTAAATGTTTCCATGCTCCATTTCCTCCGATTTCAATAGTATAACCATCAATTTCTTCTGAACCATGTTTTCTTAACAGGTCAAACATTTGCTCGTGCTCTCTGATTCCTTTACCAAAGTGTATTTCAAAATTGCAAGTTCTAAAAGGCGCTGAGACTTTATTTTTTATAGTTTTAGCTGAAACGTTTATACCAATCGGCTCTTTATCTTTATTCACAATTTGCGAACCGGCGCCGAGCTTTATCCTTACAGAACTGTGAAAGGGTATTGACATCATATTACTCCTCTACTTTCATAGAGGTATGGACTATATCTTCAAAAATCTTTTTATGTGAAATATTTTTTAAATCACTTGACCAATATCTTAAAACACTATAACCTTCATTCAAAATATCTTGTGTTTTTGTTTTATCATATTCCCATATTTTTTTTGCTGTTTTCTTTGACGGACCAATAATGTCATTTGCTTTATACTTTTTAGGATTAGCATGCCAATAATCACCATCAATCTCAACAATTAAATTATACGCTGGGATGTAAAAATCGCACTTATATCTTTTAACAGGTTTTTGTTTTTCATACTCAATATTGTTCATGTCAAGTATTAAAGCAAACAATCTTTCAGGCTTAGTATCTTTAGAGCTATTTGGAAGCTTATTTTTTTTAATCCAGCTTTCCATTTTTCTATCTGCAACTTCTTTACCAAATAGAATAGTCCATCTTTCATAATTTGACTTTTTCATCCAGTTTGTAGGTTGTCGCTTTCTAGCGTTCACATATTCTTCAGGATTTTTTTTATAAATTTTAGTCATTAATTCAGATTGTCTTTTTTTGTATTCTTTAGTACTGGTTGCTTTTTTAACTCTATTTTTCCTTTTAGTCTTAATCTCTTCTGAAGCGTATACTTTTTCTGTCATCTTTCGACAATTCTCTTTGTTTTCATTTGAATGACGCCAAGCGTTAAATCTATCAAAGTTTCCAAGAATTGCATTAGGATATTTCATTTTATATTCTTCAGTTGTTATTTCATGACGCCTTAGATGAGAATTTGTTATTGCTTTAAATTCTTTGCCACATATTTCACATTTAAACTTTTGTCCCGCGCTCATAGGTACTTTCTCCTTTTTATACTATATATTATGCAACGGCAAAGTCATACATAATTTCAATAAAAAGATTAGTCATACTAGTCTCTGAACCTTTAACCTGTCACCAGGAGACTTGGCTGCGAATTACCCAATCCTATATCTTTTTGAACATTCACGCTCGCAATTACTTGCCACGTTGTAGTGTTATAGGCTCTAAGGGCGTTCTCGCAATTCACGGGATGAATTTGCATTTTAGACTCTTACAAGGGAGGCAATCATTTCACCACCCGGAGTTGTATTGTGATTAACTTCATTACCTGCAAGATAACATTCGACATCAGGAACAGAAACGTCAACAACTTGCATTCGTTGTTCAACTTTGATTGCATCTTTTCTGTCTTTTGACTTAATCCACTCATTGTTAACAAGCGTCTTATGCACTGATGTTGTTTTAAGTCCTGATGGTAGCATATAATGTGTGTCGACAGCATTTTTAACAACAAAATTTGTCATGTCTTTATACCCATTTGGTGTATTAATTTTAATACCTAAATCTGATAGGTCGTACTCACATGGCGTTTCAAAGTCATCAATATTTAGCTGACTTGCGAGGTTTCTTAACGTTGTTTTAATTTTCATATTCTTCCTTTTTATTTAAAATTTTTATTAAAGTATTTTTTATTAAACATAGAGCTTTCATCAAACTCGACTTCTATTTCTGTATCTAAGTCTACACACGTAGGATCACCATACATAGTATTGTGAGAAAGTATACCATTTGAATAATAACTGTGTGTATCCTCTACTTCAATATCAGCTATTTCCATAGTATCTTCATTAAGCGCAACCCTACAAATGATTTCCTTATCTTGACTTTTAGCTACAAAACTATCAAAATTAGTTAATTCTATAGCTTCAATCCAAGCAAAATCGCATGTTTGATTGAGCTTTACCCAAAACTTATGCAAAGGTGATGTTTGAACTATTACTTCGTTAGTTTCTATATTAATTAGTTCATATGTTTTAGTTGATTCTTTTCTTACAATATGTTTAATATCTTTCCAGCAATTTTGTTTTTTATTAAAGTCATATGACTCTATTTCCCACCCGTTTACTCCAATTGGAACATTAAGCGGCATATTGTTAAAATCATATCCCATTTCTAAAAATAGATTACGTAATGTTAGTTGCATTTTTAATTTGTTCTCCTAATTTATTGAAAAATTCTTCATTGTTTTCGTTTATGTCTTTTTCCCAAACGTATATTAATTTATAGTTTTTATTTTTGGCATATTTCCTTTTCATATAGTCACGTCTTCTTGAATATTTTTGCCATTCATTTATCGGACCGTCTTTATACACTCTAGGATTGCAATGCCAATAATCTCCTTGCACTTCTAAGAGAATATTTGAATTTTTTATCATAAAATCAAATTCCCATTTAGAATTAATCTCTAAGCGTGACCATTGTTCGTATTGGATATTAATTTTATCAAGCAATTTTCTTACAAATGCTTCAGTTTTAGGCTCTTTCCCAGTTGATGAAATTACTGGTCTTATTCTAACATATTCAATATTTAATTTATTTAAAATGTTTTCAGTTTGTTTGAAACCTCTGCCTATTATGTTTGCAATATCCTTAAAATGAATTTTTTGAGAAGCTAAATCAATGATTTTTTCTGTTTCTATCATTCTTAAGTCTGAAGGTAGAAATTTAATTGTTTCAACTTTACAAATTTCTTCTTTAATTCTCGTATAAGACCTTGGCCCAATTCCAACTATTTCTCTTATTTCTTTATCTACAACATATTTTTTACTCCATAATTCTTGAAGTTTATCTAATTGTTCTTTTGTTGCTTTGTATTTATTAACATCACTAATTTTTTTTGCTTTTTCTTGTGTGCAAGGCTTAGAATTTCCTAGGGCAATTTTTGTTTTTGTCGAATTAGAGTGCTTCTTGCCAATACGATTGTTTCTAGCTTTTCCTGTGAGAGGTTTTCCTTTTCTGTAACTGTTGTCACATTTTACATTGCAAAATTTATTTTTTTTATACGAAAGTTTCTTAGGTATAAACTTTTCACAATATAAACACTTTTTTTCCGGCAAACTTTCTCTTTCACAAGACATACAAATTCCTCTTGGACTTTGAGCTTCTCTAGTAATATTACAAACTTTACATGTATATTTTATTCTTTTTTGACTCATGTTACCTCCTGTATATTACTATGTATATCTTAAGTGTCTAAACTAGGTTTGTAAAACTTGCTTTTTTCTGACATTGACAATAGTATCTGGGTGAACACAGCCTATCTTTATGCGAATCTGATTTAAGCAGACCATCAAAACTTTTTCATTCGCTATTACGCCTGTAATTTTACGCATACCTTTAGAGATAGCTCGTGCTTGAAGTCCAATGCTCTCTTTATCATAGTCACCTGTTAGCTCTGCTTTAGGCGAAGTAGCAGCTACTGAGTCCCAAATAATAGTCACAGGAACATCTTTATCCATAGCTTTTGCTTTAATAATAGTACTTTCAGCAATGGATAATACTTCTTCTGTGCAATGTGTATCAACATATACAAATCTCTTTGTTATATCAACACCCAGCATTTTAAGATTTTCTACAGATGTTGCATTCTCTGTGTCAATATAGACTACGATTCCGCCCATTTCTTGCGTTGACTTAGCAATCTGTGTAGCAATATGAGACTTTCCAATAGAAGGTGGTCCAAAGATTTCAACAATACGACCCTCAGGTAAACCACCATTTCTCCTATTCGAAATTATATAATCTAATTGCTTAGACCCCGTGCTTATCCATCTACTTACGTGAGTTGGTGACTCATCTGTGCTTAGATTATAAGCGACTCTTGTTCCTCTTTCTTTGTTGAGAGACTTAATAAGATCTGCTGTAAAGTCGTTTAACTGGACTTCTTCTTGCTTGTCTTCTTTTTTGGCTTTTTTAGCTTTTGCCATTTTATTTCCTTTTTAAGATTTATACTTTTATTATAATATATGCTTTCAATTTATACAAAAAAACCAGCGAAAGGCTGGCTTTAATGTTAGTAATTAATAATATATTACAGTGAGTCTAAATCAGCGAATGCATCATCTAGGCTTTTATATTTACCATTGATTGCGTCAGGAGAGTTTTCGTCTTTTTGAGATCCGCCTCTAACAGTTTCTTGTTTAGCTGAATCGTCGTCATCACCATTAAGCCACTCGTTAATAATACCTTCAAGCTCTTCGTAAGATTTAAGTTCAAAAATATCATTAACATCAGGAATATTATCAAGCCATTGCTTTGACTTTGCTGAATCTTCTGATAGTGTTGTGTCCTTTCCACGAGGTCTTACATCTGTTGTTGCCCACTGTTGTCCTGGGTTCTTTTGACAACTAATTCTTACATCTCTACCTTCGAGTGGATCTGTAATATCACCGTAATCTTCATCGAGCATATAGTTAAGAAGTGATTGATAGACTGTTTTGCCAAATGCCCATAATCTAACACCTTTTTCTTCTTCACCTCTAACAATAACTGGAGCATAACATCTCATCTTTGGGTATAGCTTTTTTGCTAATTCATAAGATTCTTTAGTTCCTTCATCACGCAGTTTCGTAATAAGTTCTTGAATTGGATCAGGCTTGCCGAATTGATAAGGTGAAAGAAGTCCTCGATTAGTACCGATGTTGTAATAAAACATTAGTTCTTTGAATGGTTGACCGTCATTGTCGGGGTATGCCATAAGTCGAACAGTTGTCTCAGACCCTTCTTCTGGTCGCCACATAACGTTTTTCTTAGAATTCTGACCGCTTAGTTGTCCAAGTTTCTTGCGAATTGCTGCTAGGTCGATAGCCATATTTTTCAATACCTTTCATAGTATTTGTTTAAATTTTTAATTGGTTATTTTTAATTTTTTAATTTTGTTTTTGTTACCAATTGTGATAACATTATATTCTATTTAATTTATATTTACACATTAAAGATCAAAATTTAAATTTATTATTTGCTGTGCTTCCGGACAATCATATTTATCACCGTCCTTAACTATATGCCATTGAAATCCTTTTCTGCTTCTAGGAATCTTAGTAGATAAATAGTTAATAAAACTAATGTAACTTTCTACAGAGTTTTTGTTTGTGGCGTCTAGAAGCTTTGCGCATAATGTTTTAAAAGACTTGGGCGAAACAAAAACTCTAGTGTTTTCATAATGGGTCATTTCTGTTAAACGTCTAATATAATTAAAAACAAAATAGCCAAAAGATCTTTTTCCTCTTTGCCCACCTTGATTATTAACGTAGTCATAAAGCAAACCAGCTCGTATATAATTGCCAAAACGATCGGAATGCATTAAGAAATCTTGATTTGACAAAGAGTTTTCATACTTTATCCTGTTTTCTTTTGGAAAAGTCCTTTTCATCTGGTAGTCGGCGTATAAAGACGTTTGAGCCTGTTGGATATTTTCAAACTCTTCAGAGTGAATTTTAAAGAACTTAGAGTCTTTTTCAGAATTTATATTAACTGCAATACCTTCAATTGGTGATAAAGGATTAATAACTGACCTGCCAAAAATAGCTGTAATGTGCGGTCTTAGTTGCGGCAATATACTTTCTTTTACAAATTTAGTAAAATCTTCTTTGTTTAAATCTATACTTTTTAAAGTTAGTTTATAAAGCTCGTCTATTTTTTCTAGAATTTCTTGTGATAACAAGTCTTTTCCTGCAGGCGTTCTTGCAATATCTTCTAAAGTCAAAAAGTTAATGTATTTATCTGACATAATTTTTGCTGCTCTTTTATCAAAAGGACCAGAAAAGACTGCAACTTGCGTTGTTCGCTTAGGAACATTATAAGCAATATAGTCTGGCTTTTCTCTATCTGCTTTTATTATTTCTAAACCTAATGTTATTTTTTCTCCAGGCTCTAAGACTTTAACACGATGATATCTACTTTGAAATCTTTTGGAAACATATCCTGACGCTCCTGATCTGGAATCATACTTAGGGTGAAAAACATCGCTGTTTTTCTTGAGAGCATCTTTTAATGCAAAAAAGTATGTATTTCGACCTTCAGGTGTTCCTAAAATACCTACTGTCGTGTTTTGTCCACTTATTTTTTCTGATATTGTAAAAGTTGTTTCTTGCTGGACATCGCCTCTTAAATGAGACAAAAAGCTAAGAACATCGTCAGGTGTTAAGTTATAAAGTCTGTCAGTTCTTTCAAGGAGAATATCTCCACACAAATAAGAAAACATTTCTTTAAATGTTCTTTTTCTACCTTTTTCTCCACCGTTTTTAAGATACCATTGAACAGATCTTGTATAAGTTTTTTTCTTTTTACCTTTTGAACGATGCTCTTTGTCAGTAGCAGTAGAATCTTTGTAAATATTTTCGCCACGTGAGCCAGCTTTTGGACCTGTCCCTAATGGCGTTGAAACGCCGCCAACAGATCCTCCACCCATTGAACTAAACTCGCTTAAAAGTCGCTCTACTACCTTTTGATAAATTTCGTCTCTCATAAAACACCTCTTTAATATACTATATATTTATCAAAAAGGAACTTTAAAAACACCATCGATTTTATCTTTTTCATCTTTCATCACAGCTTCGTGAGCTAACTGTAATATTAACGCCATTCTTGACTTATGTAAATTGTAAAACTTATTGTCTTCTGATGTCATATCCTTTATAAGAGAAATTGCATTCCATTCTTCCCACGTTAACTTAACATTATAAAACTGCAACAAAAACAACGTCATATCATTTATTTGATACTTTGGACAGTCTTCGTTCCAATCATAATACTGACCTAGCTTTTCTTTATGCCATTCTGATGTTGTTTCAACGTATCTGTTTATTGTTAATGTCCCTACTCTTCCTAATATTACCAGCAAAGCGCACTTTATAATGGATGCCTTACTTAGGTCATACTCAAAAGCTTTATTTAAAGTATTCGCTTTCTTAGCTAGCTCTAGCGAATATTCAACATTTCCGCCAATTCCACAAAAAGGTTCTTTTTCTCTTTGCGAAAACGAAGACATTAAAATTCTCTGATCCATAGACGTTATCAGATTGCTCACGTTTTCATCGTTTAGCATTTCTAATAGTTTACTATACTTTTCCCATAAAGTCTCTACGTCGCGTTCTTTATACATCTAATTCCTTTATAATTTCCAAGTAATACCTGATAGGTCTTGAAATCTTTTTGTTAGATTCTTTTTTTCATGTATCATATCAATTACTAAATTAATATTATATTCTTTTTTACAAAGTTCAGACAACAAATTTTTTGAAATATCTAGAAGGCTTCGAAGAACTTCAAGTTGCAAGTTTGTTCCTTTAATTTCTGCCTGTATATCTTGTCCTTCAATAAATTTTGCTGCAATTTGGTGAAGTAAATTTTCATTAATGTTCATTTTTTTTCCTAACTAATCACATTTCGTATTAAATTGTGATATAG